GGGTCTAGGATAACTCCGGTTGCCTTTACAACCTCAATACTCCAGCGCATTAACTGCAATGGTTTTTCAGAAGGATGACCGTTTAGAACTCGACCAACCGGATGGCTGAAACGCTTAATGTTTGCGTCTAGGCTTGTCCACGCAATTTCACAATCAGCCATAGTTGGTACTGCGTTTTTTTTATCCCAAACCAACCAACAGCGGGTAGGTGGAAGGCCGTAATAATTACCTCCCCAGAAAACCGATATTTCAGACATATCAGCTAGCTTTATCAGAGTGTCAACCTGTGGCGGCGCGTTGTCCCAAATAACCATTTCCTTAAATTCAGTCTTTGCACCCCAAGTTCCACCCTGCATACGTTTACCCAAACCATAAGGCGGGTCAGTAATCACCGCATCCACCTTGCCCAGCGTTGGCAAGATGTCCATGCAATCGCCAAGGTACAGGGTTGCATCGCCAATGATGATGGGTCTCATGTCCAAATTCTCCTGATGATGCTAAAAAACTTGCCTTCTCGCTTGAATTCAATGGCGCTCGGTGGCTGGCCCTCGGTGAGTTGCTGGGCCATCTGGTGCAGGTCGGTGGCTCCATAGTCCAGGTCAACACTGGCTCGGTAGGCCACCTCGGACAGCAGCCGCCTGCTTTTCTCGCCTGCATAGCCATCATGCGTCACTGCCAAATATTCGGTCACTGGCAGGTCGGACAGACCCCCGTAGTAGGTGGCAGAAAGCATTTCCTTGCCACTAGCCCTGCTGATGTGCTTGCGCCAAGTCCAACTACTGACTTCCAGGTCAGTACCCTCAAACCCCATGATGTCTAGGTTAGACAATTTAAGGGTCGGGCGCACTGGTTCGGGAAAAGGTGTCCCGCAGGCTGGACATACTCGGGCGCTCAAGCCGCATATCTCTTGGCAGTTGTCGCAGACTTTTACAGGCGCTTCACCTACCCTGTCACCCTTTTTTGGTGGCGGGTTGACTGCTGTTATTGGGCCATGCTGCTCCACTACCCCGGCAAAGTCCAGCACCAGACAGTCAGTCTTGCCCTCGGCAATTCGTAGGCCACGCCCTGCCATCTGGACATACAGGCCAGGACTCATAGTAGGGCGCAGCATGGCTATTAGATCAATCCCAGGCGCATCAAATCCGGTGGTGAGTACATTGGCATTTGTTAACGCTCGGATGCACCCTGCCTTGAAGTCGGTCAGCATCTTGTCACGCTCGGCGCTCGGTGTCTCGCCCGTCACGCAATGGGCAACAATGCCCTGCTCGGTCAAGGCTTCCTTTACATGGTGGGCATGGGCAACCCCAGCGCAGAAAATCAGCCAGGATTGGCGATCGGCCCCCAGTTTGATGATTTCCCGCACCACTTTGGAGTTCTTGTCAACGGTGTCCACCGCAGCTTGTAACTCGGCCTCGATGTACTCGCCGCCTCGTTTATGCACCCCGTCTACCTCTAGCTTGGTAGTGGTCAGCTTTGAACGCAGGGTGGACAGATAGCCCTTGTGGATAAGTTCTTCAATGCTGGTGGGTTCGATCAGGGCGCTAAAGATGGCAGGCTTGTCGGTGATATAGCCGTGGCCCAAGCGGTAAGGCGTGGCGGTCAGGCCAACCACGCGCAAGTTTGGATTGATGGCGGTCAGGTCATCCAGCAGCGTCCGATAGCCGCCTTCGTCCTTGTGACTGACCAAGTGGCACTCATCAATGATTACCAGGTCAACATGGCCTATTTCCTTTGCCTTAGTTCGCACCGACTGGATGCCTGCAAAGGTGATAGGTTCGCCCAATTCTTTCTGGCGCAGCCCAGCAGAGTAGATTCCCAGCGGTGCATTGGGCCAGTGTAGGCGCATCTTGTCGGCGTTCTGCTCGATCAGTTCTCGGACATGGGTCAGCATCAAGATGCGTGTCTCAGGCCAATTTTGCAGGGCATCCTTGCAAAGCGCAGCCACGATGTGCGACTTGCCGGAACCGGTGGGCAGCACCAAACAAGGGTTGCCCTGGTTGCCTGCCTCGAACCAAGCGTAGAGCTGGTCTATGGTGCGCTGTTGGTAGTCTCTCAAGGTGGTCATGCTTCAAATCCAAACGATTGTTGTGCGGTACGGATGTTTTGAAGTTGACAATAGTCTGGATTCAATTCACATCCAAGGTACTGCCGCCCAAGGTTCTGTGCTACCTGTGCTGTTGTGCCACTTCCCATAAATGGGTCAAGAACAATGCCCCCCACTGGTGCTCCAGCAAGGATGCAAGGCTCAATCAGGTCAGACGGAAATACGGCAAAGTGAGCGCCAGCGTAAGGCTTGGTGGTTACTGTCCAGACGCTACGCTTATTTGCTTTCTCGTATTCCTTACTCACATTGCCACTTTTAGTAGCGTACTTTGGATCGTTGTCGTCACCATACTTATTGCCACCGAATTTAATCCCTTCGCTTTTAGATGTTGACTGCTCTTTGATTGCATCAGCATCGTAATAATATTTTTGCGACTTGCTCATCAAAAAAATATACTCATGCGATTTAGTGCATCGGTCTGTCACCGACTCAGGCATGGGGTTTGGCTTATGCCAAATAATGTCCTGACGTAAATACCAACCATCAGCCATTAACGCAAAGGCCAGCATCCAAGGGATGCCAATCAGGTCTTTGGGCTTGCAACCTTGCGGTACAAGTGCGCTAGATTTTGTATGCGTCATGTTACGCTCATCATTTGTAATTCCAAGATTTCCTGCTGGCCCTTTCCCGCTTCCAGAATAACTATCTCCAATATTCAGCCACAACGTCCCATCGTCCTCCAGCACATCCCACACGCAGCGAAACACCTCTACCATTGCCTTGATGTATTCCTCTGGTGTTTCTTCAAGCCCAATCTGCCCATCGTGACCATAATCCCGCAAACCAAAGTAAGGTGGACTGGTCACGCAGGCCTGCGCTTTGATGCCTTGGTTTTTCCATCGGCGCATGATTTCACGGCAATCACCAAATTCAATCTTGTTCACCCCACTACCCTCCCATCCCACTTAGCCCTAACTTCAGCAATGAACGGATCACCACTCCCACAAGCCGCAGCATTAGCCAAGATTTCCTTGCTGCCATAGACCCCCTCTCCCGGCTCGCCATTGGCAATGCCAAGCCCGTCAATCTCATACACGGCAACCCAGTCAGATGGCCCTTCCAGGCGCTTCCAAGGCACTAGGTCAGGGTGCAAAACATGGCTCTCGCAGCCCTCTCGTTGGGCATCCAGCGGCACAATGTCATCCCACTTGGCGCAGTGCCAGGTGCTGTCCGACAACGGCGTGATGTGGGCGCAGGTGCGGCAGTTAACGTGTTTGGTGGTCTTGCTGCCGTGACAAAAATCATGCCCCGCACAAATCTTGCACTCAAACCAAGTCGGGTCGGTGCTTATCGGTGGTGGCAGGCGGTCAGTCAGCGCCAGCCGCTGTCCACGCTCAATGGCCTTCACCGCATGGTCTTTGTCATACTCAAGGCGTTCGGTGTAGATGCGGTCATCATCCTTGCAGACGGCAACGTACAGCGCACGTTTCAGTGCAGTCCCGTGCATATACACTTGGCATTGGGTGAAATGCTGGGGCTTACTCTTGCCCACGCCATGCTTTTCCAAGTCGTTGAATGACTTGAGACTGTGGGTTTTGAATTCCAAAACGTGTTCAGTCTTAGGCGCACCAAGTACGCCCTTGCCAACCCCGTCCAGACTGCCGCTAACATGGCTACCAAAGTCCACCCTAGTTTGAGTGCCATATACATGGATGCCTGCCGCCCTCAAGTCACTGACAATGGTGGCCTCCTCATTGATGCCTCGGCGAAACAGTCGCAGGATGCGGCCCTTGAATTGTTCTTGCACCGCCCAGCGGAAACTGAGCCAGAGCCAGCGTTCGCAATGGTGGCCCAAGGTGCTTGCCCCCATGTGAGGACGGGGCTTTTCAAGGCGTTCCTCATGGGCAGCGTCAATGAGGGAAGTTATGGTAATCTCTGGCTCTGGTATTTGCACGTTGTTACTCCTGAAGTTGGTTGACCCCGCCGTCACAAGCGGGGTCTTTTTTTAGGCAGGTGTTTTCTTTGCCCAAGGTGATGCGCCAAACTTGTTCGGCGTTGCAGCAGCAGACTTTGCAGGCGCTGCACTGGCAGGCTTGAACGGGGTTACAGCAGCAGGGGCAGCACCGCCAAGTGCGCGGTATCCCCTAATCTCATTGCCTGCGTACTCGCCCGTTTTCACGGTCAGCTTGATGCCCAGGTTGCCGCCAATCAGTTGGTCGGTGTCGGTCACTTTGGCAAGGCCAATAGCCCTCATAATTTCGCCAAGCTGTTGGCGTCCGATCTCCTCGGCCTTGGTGCTGGGATTCTTGATGTTCAAGTTGCCAAACACTACCCGGCCCTGATGGGTCGGGCCGGTGATGGTGTACTTGGCGGCAATGTACTTGCCGTCACCTGCTTTGGTGGCTTTGACTTCAGCGCCGGTGATAGTGGCGTTGTACCAACCCTCGGGCAGCGGCTCAAAGTTAGAAGTGCCTTGCGGCAGCGAGTCAACACTAAATTCTTCGTCTAGGAAAGCCATGATTAGTCCTTTGTGATTGTAAAAGTAGGGCGTCCAGGTGTGGACGTAATTGCACCAAGCAAAGGCCCGGTCACGGCGTCAGCAGCCGCATCCCAAGCCTTTGCATTGATTTCCGGTTTCCAGCGGAAAAGGCTGGACAGGTGTTCAGAAAGGCCAGCTTCCGCAGCCAACATTTGCAACTTGTCGCTGTCAACCTTGCGGTTGATGCGGCCCTCGGTCTTAATGGTGTACCCGTCAATGGCGTGTTTGACAGTGCCATCCAAGTCTTTGGGAATGGCAAAAGTCTCCACCATTAGGTCTTCAAGTTCCCGGCGGTCTTTGACTGCGGCGGTTTCCATCTTTTTGGCATCTAGCCAGCGTTGATAGAGGGTGCTCATGGTTGCTCCTGACATTCTTTAACATACTTGGTAAGGGAAGCAAGGCTGTAACCGGCTTCTTTGACAAATTTGTCAAACCGATCAAGGTCTGCGTCAGTCATTTGATGAATTGCCATGCCTTTCATGTGTTCGACATTAGCAGACAATTCACCTGTCCACAAAGCGATTAGTCCGACTGAGGCAATCATGCTGCACCCCCAATCTTGGCAATAATCTCACCCAAATCAGGTGCTTCCCAGCCACCCAGCTTGCCTGACCTATCCTTAGCAAGCCACAAGCCATCGCTATCGCACATCAAGGCCCGTTGAGTGTTACCCTCGGCATCTTTCTCTACCCTCAAGGCAAGCACTTCATCAAAAAAATAAGGCAACGCCTGACCAGTTTTGTTGCCCGGCATTGAGGGCGAATACAACACCCGGCCCATCTCATCCTGCGTCTTCTCCAGCTTGGCGGTCATCAGGACATGACGCCCTGGCAGGTCACGAAAGGCGCGGATGATGTCTGCCATCTGCTCTTGCATTGCGCCGTAGGCAGCGCGTGGGTCTTTGTTGACCTTTTTTTCGTGGTTAAGACAGACTTCAGCAATTTCCGAGATGGAGTCCAATGCGACCGACTTGTGGTCAGAATCCGCTACCCAAACATACGCCTCTCGCAAGTCATCCATGCTTGCGATCTCCAAATAGGGCAAGTCGGCGTCTTGAATAGACAACAACCCACCCTCCGCAGACAAAACCACGGCGTGTGGTAATGTCTTGATTAGGCTGGTCTTGCCAGCCCCTGCTTGCCCGTAGACAAGCAGTTTCACGCCATTGGCACTAATGCCGCCGGTACGTTTTAACGAAATAGCCATGTAGCTTTCTCCTTCAGTTTGCGCCTCCGTCTGGACTCAGTTCGAGGCGTGCTTGCATGATAGCACAGGTTTATGCTACAGTGTCAACAACTTTTTCACAGAAAGGCAAAAAAAGATGACAGACCCCTTCAAAATTGACAGTCCAACCTGCATCAGCTTTAGCGGTGGCAGGACTAGCGCCTATATGCTTTGGCGTGTTTTGCAGTCCGGGGGGGGGCAGCTACCAAGCGAGGCCGTTGTCTGTTTTGCCAATACTGGTAAGGAAGATGAGGCGACGTTAAAGTTTGTGCAGGATTGCTCAGAGCAGTGGAATGTTCCTATCACATGGTTGGAGTATCGCGCAGACGGGTATGTTGTTGTTGACTTTGACACGGCAAGCAGAAATGGTGAACCGTTTGATGCACTAACGACTAAAAAATCATATTTGCCTAATCCTGTCGCTAGATTTTGCACTCAAGAATTGAAGGTCAACCCCATCAAAAAATTTAGCAATATTGAAGATGACGGGACGATGGTCGGTGTTCGCGCAGATGAGCCAATCCGAATTGTCAAGATGCGCAAGCGTGGAATGCTCATCCCATTGGCAGACGCAAAGGTTACGCAAAGAACCGTTCAAGCCTTTTGGAAGGCGCAGCCGTTTGACTTGGGCCTTGAATTTAGAGATGGAGTGACCGCAGAGGGAAATTGCGACTTGTGCTTTCTAAAAGGCCCGCATCGAGTTATCAGTTTGGTATTGAACAAACCGAATCGTGCGGTGTGGTGGGCAGGACAAGAGAAGAAAGTGGGAGCAACATTCCGTTCCGACCGCCCAAGCTATGCCTCAATGCTGCAATACAGCAAAGACCAAACCGATTTTTTCAACCCAAATGACGAATCAATTGCCTGCTTTTGTGGAGATTAAACAATGACAGACCTTGCAAGCATCCTCGGTGGCCCTTGGTCGCCGCCAGCGCAACAAGCGCCTATCGCACCAGAGGATCAGCTAAAAGACGCCATGCTGGGCGCAGGGCTAAAGCCACCAGACGCCATCCATTTAGATGGCAAGTTGCACCGCTTTAACAGCGGAACCAAGGGAGAGGCAGGGCATGATAAGCCTGGTTGGTACATTGCCTTTGCCGATGGCGTACCAGCAGGGCGCTTTGGCTGTTGGCGCTCTGGCATTGAATTGACTTGGAAGGCTGAAATTGGGCGCAGCCTGACAGTTGCCGAGGAAATGGCGCAGTCCAGACGCTTGGCAGAGGCCAAGACCAAGCGGGACGCAGAGCAGAAAAAGACTCGTGAAGTTGCCGCCAACACGGTGGAGATTATCTGGGCAGAGGGCAGCGCAGCAAATCCAGAGCATCCATATCTCCAGCGTAAGGGCATCAAGCCTCACGGCGCAAGGGTGACAGGTGACGGACGCTTGATGGTTCCACTGTACAACGCAAGCAGCGAACTCTCCAGCATCCAATACATTGCGGGTGACGGCGACAAGAAGTATCACCCTGGTGGTCAGACAGGCTCGATGTTTTGGATGCTAGGCCATTTAGAAGATGCCGATACCCTGTACCTTGCCGAAGGCTTTGCCACTGGAGCCACCATAGCGGAGGTTACGGGTAAACCCTGTGCCGTGGCCTACAGCGCCAGCAACTTGGTGTCAGTGGCAGGCATCCTAAAAGCAGCGCACCCAACCTTGGACATTTGCATTGTGTCAGACAACGATGCGTCAGGTGTTGGGCAACGGTACGCAGAACAAGCAAGTGCAAAATTTGGGGTACGCATGACTATGCCGCCAACTCAGGGGGACGCCAACGACTACGTTCAAGCGGGGGGCGACTTGGCGTTGCTGTTGAAGCCAGTGGCAACCGACTACCTTATCCATGCCGATGGCTTTTCGGCGCAACCTGCGCCCATTGCGTGGCTTGTAAAGCACTGGATACAGGACAAGGCACTGGTGATGGTGCATGGCCCCAGCGGTGGGGGCAAGACCTTTGTAACGCTGGATTGGATGTTGCACATTGCCAGTGGCAAAGCAAACTGGCATGGACACAAAGTTAAACCAGGCAACATGGTCTATCTTGCTGGTGAAGGGCATCACGGCCTGCGAAGCCGCATAGCAGCATGGAAGCACCACAACAGTGTCAGCAACCTAAATATGTGGGTCAGCAAGTCAGGCGTAGACCTCAACACCGCAGCGGGGTACTTGCAGGTAGTTGAGGCAATACGGGCGCTCAAAATTAAGCCTGACGTAATCACAGTGGATACCTTGCACCGATTCATGGCGGGTGACGAAAACAGCGCCCAAGACGCTAAGACCATGCTAGATGCTTGCGCTGCACTCATGCAGGAATTTGGATGCACCGTCATTCTGGTTCACCACACAGGCGTGTCTGAGGAGGCCCAGCACCGTGCTAGAGGCTCAAGCGCATGGCGTGGAGCCTTGGACATTGAAATTAGCGTCATACCCGGCAAGCCAGGGGTTGCCATGCAGATCGTGCAGCGCAAGAGCAAGGATGCTGAGATGGCAGCGTCAGTCTACGTTGAGCTTGAAACGATAGCAATACCCGGCTGGCTTGACGAGGATGGCGAACCTGTCACCAGTGCGGTGATTGTCAAAGGTGAGCCACCACCAGAAACTCAGAAGGCAAGCGGGTTCAAGTCATTTGAAAAAGCATGGTGGGAATCAGGTGCAGAAGACCGTGGGGGTGCGCCTTACCTCACTAAGTCTGCATTGATTGAGCACGGTGAAAAGAATGGATTGATTGGAACCAAGAGCAAGACTTGGCGAAATATCCTGCGGGAAGATGGCACTTTTATCAAGCCGCTCATTGACGCTGGACTGATTGAAGCCCATGAGAACGGTTGGATTGTCATTGACCCTGGCACAGCATCAGGAATGATGCTGAAGAAATAATTTATTTGTGATAAACTTTGCAACATGAATAGACTCACACAACTCAAGGCAAGACTGAGGGCAGCGCAAGCCGAACTTGCTATCCGCACTCGGACGCACAACAGCGCGTCACGGGCCTACAACAAGGTGGTGGCTCACATCACCGAACTGGAGAAGAGAATTGAAGACTTGGAGAAAATTCCATCTTGAGGCAAACGAGTACAGCGAGGAACAACTGCTGTCCATGCTTGAAGAAGAGAAGCTGGTGCATAAGCGCGTGAAGATGCTGGAGCGCATCCACCAACGCTATTGCACCCTACGCACCAACCGGGAACGGCTGGAGGTGCTGAAGTTTGGAAAACAGCCATGAACTGGGTGGCGGCAGGGTTGATTGCCCTGGTCATGTCCACGGCCTATCTGCTGGACGGGCCAGATGAACATGATGCTAGGGTGGACACCGTGGAGGAGCGCATCCAAAAGATGTGTGGTGAGAACGCTGGCTGGCGGCTGCTGGACGATGGCAACATCCAGTGCTTTACACACAGGGGACTAAAGACAAGAAAGGTGGCGCTATGAGTGATGATGAAGATTACGAACTGGCAAACTGGATGCACTTGATTGCCACTTGCATTTTGGCGTTGTTCGCCCTGGTCGGCATCGCTGGCCTTGTGGGTTATTTGTGGGGGATGCTATGAATACAGAAGACAGCGAATTTGAGCGCATTGAGGCAGAAGCCAAGCGCCGGGCAATGGCCGAGGAAGACGACGATACACAAACTTACACGAGTGAGAGTGCAGATGCGTATTCTTACCGCTGCGGGTACGAGGCGGCCAAGCCACCACCCGAGTGGGAAGGCATTAAAAATATCATTGCTGAGTACGGGCTGGACACCATTGCCTTTGTTGCGGAGTGGAAAGCAGCACAGCGCCCGTGGCAGGAACTGACGGATGAAGAGATCAAATCACTTGCCTCTTGGTGGCCCAGTTACGACCAAATGCCTGCGTTAATGGTTTTGGCAAAAGAAATACAAGAAAATTTAAAGGAGCGCAACAATGGATAACTGGCCCTTCCCCACCGAGTTGCCACCAAACAGGCCTATGCCGCCCATCCCGTTCAACCCTGAGAATTTTGAGGACGCACCGTGGTGATCTCAAAAAAGATTAGGGACGCCCTGGCCCAAGCACCAGACGGCATGACTGCTTTGGAACTTGCTCTTGCGTTGAACTTGACGCCGACAGGCGTTAGCCGTAGCCTGGCGCTTATGCCAGATACTTACATTGACCGCTGGCACAAGACCACGCGCAAGTATGCAGCGGTTCACTGTCTGGCGTTTGTGCCAGACGATTGCCCATACCCTAAATGACCCCTACCTTTAGCACTTGGGACAGGGCAACGCTAGATCGGTTTGCGTTGGACGCCTACCTGCGGCTCCAGCAGCAGCAAGACCAGCTTGAGCAGTTGCGAGGCGATTTGAAGGATGCGATTGAGGCGTACCGGGCACTAAACAAAGGGCCGAGTCCCTAACTTGTCAATAATTAACGCCTGACGCCGCGGCTTGTCGCTGATGCTGATGTGCGTCCAGGCGTCATACTCTCTAATGATCTGGTCAAAGGGTAGCTTGAGCAACGCCCTCACTACGGCGTCTGGCGTCATCCCCGGCACTCGGAAGTCACAGGCTAACCCTAACCTGTGCTGGCTGGTGTCTTTGCTGCCTACGGCGTCATTAACAGCCTTGCTCCTAAACGCTGAGTTAATCATTACAGGCTTGCCGCCAAGCGTTGTTTTGACGGTCTCCAGAAACTCAGCCAACCGCTTTAGATTTGTTAACTCAGCAGCGTTAGGGGTGTTGTCTAGGCTGCGGTGGTCAGTGTGAGTCAGTTCCGCAAGCGTGAAATGCGGAGTCACTTGGAGGCCACGCCTTGGGTCTTCTCAAACGTCCTTAGACCGCCCAGGCCCAGCATACCCATCATCAATTGCCAAAGGTTGTCGTCCAAGCCGGGAAAGGCCAGAGTCGGCATGAAGGCAACCATCAGCGGTCGAGCCAGATATTGGTAGCCCATTGCCAGAGCGCAGACCCAACCGATTGCTGGACGCCAGCCGCTAACAAACACGCTGGGGTTGCTGGCCTCGGCTTTGTTGATTTCGGTTTGGGCGGTCATTGCCGCCAGTTCGCCCGACTGTTGCAACTTGAGCAGTTCCAGTCGTGCAGCGTCTTGGGCAGCGGGGTCAGGAATCAGTTTGTCAATCAGCTTGCCGCCAATACCAAGGATAGCGTCTAGTCCAATCATTTTGTGTCCTCATCATCGTCATGCGAGAGTTTTACACCTGCCAGCAGCCCGATAAAACCGCCGACAATAGTTTGAAATGCAGGGCTAATTAGCTTAAAGATTTCGTTGTTGTCTACCTTATCATCAAACAAGCCAATCATCAGCACCGCCACCATTCCAAAAACAACAATGCACAGGGTCATGCTGACCATCAAAGTGACAAAGAAGGTGAGCTTGGCTTTCATTTCTTTTTAGGTGGCGTATGCGTCAGAGGCTTGCTGGCTGGCGTGTGCTTTGCGCCCGTCATCAGGACAGCGCCAGCTTTGTGGGTGTCACCCTTATACAACTTGCCGCTGGGCAGGTAGTGTGGTTTATCTTTGCTCATTTGTCTTTCCTGTTGAAAATCTCAAACAACGATTTAACCTTTTCTTCCAGCACGGCGATTTTGATGTCCATCTTAGCCAAAACGATAA